GTATAAATTCTACCGAAATACCGAGTTTTAATATGTATGTTTTAGCCAGAAATAATGCAGGTTCGGCAGATTCGTTTTCGGACACTCAAATATCCGCAGCCTTCGCAGGAGGCGGAATGACACAAGAGCAAGTTACAGCATTTACAAACAGAATTGAAACATACATGGATGCTATCGGGGCGGGTGTAATTTCAGAGTGTATGTGGTTAATATTACTATTAATACCAAACGTAAGGCGAAGGGAAGAAGAATATAAAATAGCAGCATAATGAGTGACAAAGAACACGAATTTTTAAGGCAGTTCAAATGAAACAATTTACAATCATATTACTATTTATATCAATTACTTGTCAGGGGCAAATGACTGATAACTATGAATTTTCTACATACCTAAAATTGAATCCATCGGAAACAAATTGGGGGGTTGCTAAAACAAGGAAACAGGAACTTATCCCCTGGAAAATAACTGCCATAGCTATTTCAGCTACGACATTAGAGGCAATCGGTGACGCTTTATATGATATGGGCAAAGGTACAAACCAAAACCAAATGATGGCAGGTAAGTTTTTTCAGGGTGTTTCACTTGGTGAACATTTTTTATATATCCCAGTCATGAAGGATTCGCAGGCGAGTTGGTTATGGGTTCCGATAATTGAAGCTCTTTGGCGATTTGTTATATTTGATATTACATACAACCTGACAAGAGGTTTGCCGATAGGATATGTAGGGAATACAACATTTTGGGATAGAGGAATGAATACATTTGCACCACCAACAGGAATGAGATTATTTGCTGATTGTGTAGTGGCTATTTTCGTAGTTAAATTAACCTTTGATAAATTATAACATGGCAAACGGAAAAGGACTATCATTAAAGGACTGGATTACCATTGCTTCATTCGTGATTATGTTATTAGGGTTCGGGGCAAAGGCAGTTTTATTGAGTGATCAGGTTGGCAGGAATGATGTGGAAATTATAAAACTTAATAAAGAGCTTGATGAAGCCAACTTGAAAGTATTGAATTACAGGTTAGGCGAAATAGAAAGCAAGGTTGGAAAAATATATGACTACATAATGGAGCAAGAATGAAAGCACTACTCATATCAATTCCGTTGCTGTTTTGTGTTCCTGATAGCACAAAGGTAGATACTTTAAAACCGGTTAAGCTCTTCTTTGAACAGCGAAGTCCTGAACAAATAACAAAGGATATTAACTTAAAATTAAACTTGTTGCTGGTTAAGTTGCAAGAGAAAAAAGATAGTACAAACTTTAAATAAATGATATGAAAGCAAAAGAAATTGCAAAGTACATTTTAGGCGGAATGATTGTAATAGGATTTTTTTCCTTATTAATATTATTAGTCTGCAAAAATGTTCCGGAAGGAAATACAGAGATGTTACACATGGTAGTCGGTGCTTTAATAGGGGCGTTTGTTACTGTGGTAGGATTTCATTATGGTAGTTCTCAGGGTAGTCAGGACAAAAATGATATTATTAAAAACGGTAAGTAATGCCAATAAAAGCAAAACACTTCCAATTACATGAATTAGTTTGTGATCATATTTACGAAAAATATGGTGAGCAGGCCTGGCAATTTATTGATCCACGACTTATAATTACAATAGACTGGATACGTGAATATATTGGCAGACCTATTTACATAAATAATTATGAATGGGGTGGTATTCAAACCCAAAGCGGGGTAAGATGTAATCTTTGTAATTTGAATAAGTCAAAAACTGACAAAGGTGAAGTCTATATGTCAGGTCATAATGAAGGGCAGGCAGGTGATTTTAGCGTAAAAGGAATGACAGCCGAACAAGTGCGGAACTGGCTTGTAAGAAATCAAGAAGATTTACCGTATCCGATAAGACTTGAAGCAGGAGTTGACTGGGTGCATTTAGATTGTCGAGATACAGGGCAAAAAATATACTTTTTTAATCCAAAAGCATGACAAAAGAACAGGAAAATAAGTTACAAACATTAGGAGCAATAGCAGCTAGAATGCAGTTGGCGGCTAAGATGGGCATTCAATACGGTGGTGATCGTGAGATATATAAAGCCCTTGGTTATCCACTTGAGATAACTTACCAGGATTATGAAGCCCGGTATTACAGGCAGGATATGGCTAAAGCAATTATTAGCCGTCCAGTTAAGATGACCTGGCGTGGTGGGGTTAAAGTAATTGAATCGGATGATGATAATGAAACTGCTTTGGAAAAAGCTTGGGTAGAGTTGGAAAAGGAACTAAAGTTAGTTAGTAAGTTTAACAGGCTGGATAAGTTAACCGGCTTAGGAGAGTTTGGTATATTGTTTTTAGGGTTAAGTGATGCAAATAATATTGAAGTCCATAGGCAACCAGTCACAGGTAAACCAAAACTATTATATGTAAAGCCTTTTGGACAGGGAAGTGTTGAAATCAGTAGGTATGAAAGTAGATCAGGTAATCCTCGTTACGGGATGCCTGCAGAGTACACAATTACAGTATCTGACACCGGAGTAACCACAACCACTACAGATGTGAAGGTTCATTACAGTCGAGTAATTCACGTTACGGAAGATATGATGGAAAGTGAGGTTACAGGTACTCCACGACTGGAAGCTGTTTACAATAGGCTAATGGATTTGGAAAAGGTGGTTGGTGGGGATGCTGAAATGTTTTGGCGAGGAGCAAGGCCTGGATATCAGGGTAAGGTAGATGAAGATTATGAGATGACACCTGAGGTGGAAGAGGATTTGCAAAAGCAGATTGATGAGTATGAAAACAATCTGCGGAGGATGTTGATAAATAAGGGAATTTCATACGAGGCTTTGGCTCAACAAATAGCTGATCCGTCAAACCACGTAGATGTATTAATTCAAATGATTAGTGCTGAAACAGGAATACCAAAGCGAATATTAACCGGCTCAGAACGTGGAGAATTGTCCAGCACTCAGGATAGAGATGAAATGATGACATATATACAGTCCAGACGGGAGGAACATGCAGAACCAAATATAGTAAGACCATTTGTTGATTATTGTATTGAGAAGGGAATATTACCAGCAGCAGGAGCGGATGGATATACAATTAAGTGGCAGGATTTGTTTTCTCCAAGTGAAAAGGAAAAGGTTGAAATTGGAAAAGCCCGGTCAGAGGCATTGAGTAAGTATGCAGCCAGTCCGATGGCTGAGATGATAATACCGCCTGAAGAGTTTTTGAGGTATTGTTTAGGGTTGACTAAAGAGGAGGTGGAGCAGATTAATGTAGCAAGGGAAAAAGCAGTAAAAGAAGAGGAGGAGAATCAACCTACACCAGAGGAGTTGGAATTGGAAAGACAGGAACAGGATAGAAATAGAATTAATCTACCGGAGGAATAAATGCAAGGAGTAATTGATATAATAACAGCAAAGAATAATAGAAGCCGGTTGACTGATGAAAACGGGGTTAATTATACGTTTGATCACGGACAACTTACTTCAAAAGATATTAAAGTTCATGATGCAGTTGAATTTACTTTGTCAGGAACTAGAGTAACGGATATAGAACTTTTACGAAAACATGCAAACGGAGTAGTTTTTTATTGGTAATGATAGAAACAGCAACATATAGTTCAATACAGGTTAATGCCTATGATCCTACCCGGACAACCGTATTGAGGAATGGGTTTGCCCGGGAAATGCGTAAACGGTTCCGGGAATTGACTGTGGTTATTCGTAAAGCGATAATTGAAGAGGATTGTTTTGGTATGCAAGCTGGATTTTATCAAATGACACCACCAGGCAGGCAGGCATTTGTGTTTACTCGTTCTGCAGACAAGGTTACGGCATTTATGGAATGGTTAAACCGCCAAGTGGAAGCAGGGTTAATTGAAGTAAAAGATTTCACCCAGGTTGGAGTAGGTGTAGAGGGAGCCTGGACAAATAAATATATTCAGGACAGTTACAAGAGAGGCGTAATCCGAGCGAGATATGAATTACAGAAAGCTGGGTTTGATGTACCAACAATAGATCAGACCGGAGGCATTGAAATAAGTATGTCTACGCCGTTTCATTTGGATAGGGTAGGATTATTATACAGCAGGACATTTGAAGGCTTAAAAGGCATTACAGCGACTATGGACACCCAAATAAGCAGGGTATTAGCTCAGGGGATAGCTGATGGAGATAATCCGAGGTTATTAGCTCGTAAATTAATTGCTACAATTAATGGTACCGGGATGGGAGATTTAGCGATTACAGATACTTTAGGAAGGTTTATTCCGGCAGCCAGGAGGGCTGAAATGTTAGCCCGTACTGAAATTATACGAGCCCATCATAACGCAACAATACAGGAATACAGGAATTGGGGAGTTGAAGGAGTTAAGGTGAAGGCAGAATTTGTAACTGCTGGAGACGATAGGGTTTGTGATCGGTGTAATGCTTTGGAACGGGAAGTGTTTACGTTAGAT